TGGGATGAACTGAGCCAAAAGAAATTCGCACTCATAAACACCTTCTTCAACGGGATTGTAATCGCTGACCTTGTTCAATCTCCAGTACTGACCTTCAAAGAAATACAAGTTGTTGAATCGCAAGTTGTACCAATCTGACGGTGTGATTCTGAAATAAGCTCGTACAATTTTGGAGTTCTTATTGGTGATTTCGGTGATGAAACGATAATAGAAATTTGTGACAAGATTAAAATTGCCGTATTGATAACCAGCACCAACACCCAATTCTTTCGGCATCCCAAATAGGATATCAAAGGTCGGTGCAGTAACTGAATCGTAGTGAATCGTCAAGGGCAATTTGGTTTGCGGATAAACGATGGAATCCATATATGAAAACAACAACAAATCCCAATACACATCGGATTGCAAACCTCCGTAATACATTATACGCAAATCACCATCCTTCTCAGATTCCACATAACTCAACACAAAGTTCTTTTGGTTGTTGTTGTAGTTCTTGATTTGGGTAGGCGAGAACACAATGTCAATCTTCTTCTCCGTTTTTACAAAGTCATTGTCAATCTTGTATGTGCGTGAGCCATAAGTTGATTGATACATTTCTTGATATTCTTTGTTGGATGTATCTGCTCCCTCTTTGTATGTGAAAACATAAGGGTTTGCATCAAGATCACCCATCGGAACAATCTCAACTGGTTGCGAGTAGTCCAACTTCTTTGTCCAATCCACATTCACACCATTGTAGAAATCATCACGGGGAACGATGCGAAGTATCTTCGGCTGGTCTTGGCTTGGTTCAATGTACAAGTTGAACATCTTGACAAAGCTCATCAGCATATCGGATTGCTTGACTTCGGAGTTTAAGAACTGAGCAAAATCCGTTGTTGACCCATACCCATAATTAAACCCAGTACAGTTGTTTTCCAAGAATGAATTGACAACCATTGCCAATGTGAATTGGGCATCAGTTAATTGATAGTTATTAACAACATTATACACCCCCATCATTTTTAATTTGACGCTATCTCCAACCAGTAGATTCTGCAAGTCAAAATGTAGGTGATACGCACGAGTTCCTCCAATCGTATTTCCAACAAGTGATTTTTTAATCAGCTTATCATTCACATATATTCCAATACCAATTCCGAAAGTAGTGGTTAGTATTGACGGGAATATGTTACTTAACAAAAGTTCCAAGTATGGTTCAAAGACATAGTTCCCTCCAGCAGGTACAATGTAAGCACCCGTTGTTGTGTTGTAGTTATTGCCGTTGTCGTAAAAGTTACCACCTGAATCAACATTAAAAATCAATGTACCACCAGTTAGCAAAAGTTGACTGCTTGATCTACCTGCTTTGAACCTTCGTTGTTCCAATGTGATTGCATCAACAATCAATCCGTTTGGTGGTGGAATTATTAATCTTTTGAATCGGTCATTGTTGAAAAACGAATCGTTTGTGTACGAATAACCGGCATTGCTGAATATCTTGTCCACGATGGTCTTTGCATAAAGGCAAGGAGTCATTGATGGCACATCAAAGCGATTGATGTTTCTCACCGTTGAATATCCTTTGTCTATCAGGGCGTACAAATAACCTTCACCATAGGCAAACGCTTGAGTTGTTGCGTTCTTGACAATGCTTGTATCCCAAGAATTTATCACCGTGCCACTTGACAATGTGTGATTGTATTCGCTGAAGTTCAACACATTCAATTTGCGGTCTGCGATGGTCGTGAATAGATCAGCCGTTTGTCCGTGCAGTGAACACTCATATTGGATGTCCGTTGAATCCAGCACATTGATTTGAATTAATCGGATGAATCCACGCATCTGCTCAATCTCATCAAGCAATACCACGACATCCGCTTTCTTATTCGGATTGAAATCGGGTGCAAACTGCGTAGTTCCTTGAATGGTTTGTTCAACCTCAAAGATGTGTGAGAATAACTTGTTGTTAGCACGAGTACCAGGAATCACAACCGTCTTTGTCCACTCACTTGACCTTGTTTCAGGTGACTTGATGTCAGCAATTGACTTGGAGATGAGAATGTCAAAGTTGTCCGATAGGTCAACTGGGGAGTTATTGACTAATAACCTGATCATAGTCGTTGTGATTTGTCAGCAAACGACAAGGTGACATCAAGTTCAAGGTTGAACAACTTGTCCTGAACACCCTTCTTTTGCTCATAGGTTGCATTGTCAATGTTGACCGCATACAAAGTACCGTCATACATATACACCACCGGTGATTCAATTAGATCACGCAACCAAACGGATTCGGTGTCATCAATCCAATTGGATGTGAGCTTCACTTTCTGACTGGCAGTCGTATGATAGTTTGAACGAGTGCGGACGCTTGTCTCATAACCGTATGTCGCACCGAGTGAGTAGGGATTGGATTGGAATTGCTTTCGTGCAACCTCGAATGTATCTCGTCTAACCATATTGAAACGGAAGGAATCAAATCCTCCCAATCGGTTCATAAAGAAAATATCCGTTGTTTCGTATTTGCTACACTCGTCTTTTATGTTGATGCGATAGGTTTCTGACTTGGCAGTTCCACCGAGTTTCAACACGACATCAAAGAAGGTTGCTGCACCAGGTATTGTCAATTGATTTCCCACAGGTATTCTCACGACCTTAGACGAAGGCAAAGAGAATGTTTGTGTACTGGCATCGGAGTAGGTAATTACAACGCTTGTGGCATCACCTTTCAAAGCATAGAGCCAATCCTTCTGAGTGCGATGGATGTATCTCGTTCTGACATTTGTCAAGAACTTTGCACTTGATGATGTGGCAAGATATTGAGCTTGTGCGTAGGTGACCAAATCAAACGGATTCAAGGCAGCATTCCAAACAGTTCCAGTTGCGGAAGTCAAGTCAAGATACTCCGTGATTGTTCCCGTTGCTGATGGTGAATACTCATACCCGAACTCCACCTCGTAATCCGAGAAGGACGATGTGCATCCGCTTGGTGATGTATCTGCAAAGTTCCAATCGTTGCTCACATAACTCTCAAGGATGCGACCAATGTTGAACACCCCTTTGTTTGTACTTCCAAAGTAGATGGGTGCTTTTAACTTGGCAACGGATGTCGCTGCAACTTTGACATTTGCAATAAACTTGAAATTGTCTTTCGTGTAGATACCACCTGAAGATTCCGTGATCACGAAGTTCGTGTCGTTGAATGCTGGATGATATGAATCGGGTTGTTGGGTGATTGATAGAGCCACGATAAAAAATAGCGGATAGGTGGTTGCGTTCCAAATGCTCATCTTTGCACTTTATAATGGTTAATTGCACCCATTTTGAACCACATTGACCAATATATTAGTTGATTGATTGCACAATAATTGCACAATAATGTGTCATATAGTACCCAAAAGCATATAATTTTGGGTGTTTTATACCACATTATACCCGAATGCGTATACTTATGATGGACAAATCAGACATAAATACTTTGCAATCAGTAGTGATTCCCAATACTTATCGCAACAAATGACTTTTATGAATGAATATACTGGAAAATTTCATGCAGTTATTCGGGTAATTACCGAGTATAGTGGAAAAATTTGACAACCAACATTTGCCACTAATCCTATAAATTGGCAATTTGTAACAAATACTGCCACAAATTTGTTACCGATTGGGATAATTTAGTGCATCGCAATTGATACTGCTTGGTATTATACCGCTCGGTATCACAACATCTCATTCAGACAAGCCACGATGTACGGATTGAATCCTTTCCCGGCAGCATCCTCCAAACGCTTCTGCCGTTCTTTGGTCTTGGCTTTGTAGAATGCCATTGAATTCAAGAACTCAATCAACGGCATCTCCAGTATGAAATCCCACTTGGTGCGATCACCTTTGACAATCTTGTCAACTATCTCCAGCCAAACTATTGGGGATTGGTCAACTGCTCTTTCATCTCCTTCATCTGATCCGTCAAAGAGCAAAGGATATTTTTCAATAACTCGGGATAAACTTCCAAAAAAAAAAGAGCATAAGTGTACGGAAGTGGAACGGGCAAGTGCATCATTAAGCCACACTTATCCTCATAGTGTGCTTGAGCATCAACGACCTTCTTGTTCCTTCCAAAGAAATCCACCTCAACGGATAGCAAGGCAACAATCTTATTGAGCGATTCAATCACATCTCCGTTGAATACCTGCTGGAGTTCGATGAAGTGGTGACCACACATCTCGTTTGGCGTTTTGGCTAATCTGAAATATCTGCCACGCAGTTTGAAGGTGAACTTGATTGGTGCTTTGGGTAGGTCATTCAAGAACGACAACTTAGTAAACTCGTTTGTGAGCTTGTCCAATGTCATTGACTCGACCTCATCCATTGAAAGATTCAAAGCGATGGCAAGGATGTTCATCTGCCTCTCAAGGTCAGACATATCACGACAAGAGTGAATCTCTTGAAGTTGGTGGATGGTTATGTTTTTCCAATTCATATTATGCGAAGTAAAATGTTCCTGGTCTATTGTGAGCTTTGCAATCAACGGCAAGTGCGAGAGCCATTACACAGTCATCGTGTAGTCCGGGCGGTGCAGTATATCGCACACCCGTTCTTGTGTACTCAAATTCAAAGTTCTCCATCTCACTTCCAATCGGTTCTTCAGGAAAGAACACATCGGTTTGTTGCACCGACATCACCAACCCTTCAATGAGTTGTTGTTTGCTTTGGCTTGTAAACTTGAATCCCTTCACTCTTTGACAAAGTCGCTGAAGTTGTTCAACGATAGGATCTCCAACCCCGGTCGAATCCACAAACGATGGTGTGTTTCCAATCAGTTTGACAATCCTCGCTTGAGTGACTGACCAATCGGCTTGGAATCGTTCACAATATGATACGCAATTATTCGCATCCATACCAATAATAACCGTATAGTCCGAATACTTTGCCAAATCTACACCCCAAGCAACAACGGGCATTGATGAAATTGGTCGGTAACATTTGCGGATTGCATCCAAGCCGAACGGATTTGATTTGTCATCGGCTGGTTCTGCAAGGTAGAGTTCACGGAATACATAATCAGGTAGATCTCGCTTTGCTTGTTCAATCTCTTTCTCCGAGATGATGCCTTCCCTTGCTGCATCGTATGCCGTTATTTTGAAATACTTGTATTCGGCTTCTCCTTGCCTTGCTCGTTCCCCTAATTTATAGAACCAATTCTTTTTGCCTTTGACATTCCCAATCAACTTGCACTTGCCTTGTGTTGCAGTCAAAGTTGAACGCAGTGCGTACCACGATTCCTCACGCATCCTTGACGCTTCGTCAATCACGGCAGCATAGACATCATCACCATACAAGTTGTCCGGTTTCTCTCCTGACTTAAATTCAATCCTTGCACCCGTTGGCAAGGTCAACAATAGTTTTGTTTCGTTGCTGATGAAGAAGTTTTTGTCCGTTACTTGGTTCTTCATCCTTCGGAATGCAATCTCCGCTTGTTGGTATACTGGAGCCACCCACCACACACTCTGCCCATCCTTGCATTGGAGTGCTTGTTCAAAGAGCCAAATGATATGTGATGCGGTCTTGCCGGTCTTGGTACTCGCAGCCGTAATCGTGAAACGGGCATCGCAATCAAGGATGTCCTTTTGATAGTTCGTTAGATATGGTCGTGTATAATTTATTTGCACAACGATTTGTATAACTGCAATCGGGTTAGGTTGTGGAGTTCAAGGTTGTGATGCTTTTTGCAATACTCGTAGTTGCTTTGACCCATTGCCTGACGAACTCCGTGACCGGCATCAATCAACTTCTGAATGCCTGATCTCCATTGGTTGCGTGGAAGAAATAGCACCCCATCGTTTGCGGTGTGATACAGGTAAGGCAAGACCGCAGAACAAATGATTGGCTTTTTGTAGGCACTGGCTTCCAGTATCTTCAGCTCAGATTTGCAGTTGTTGAACTTGGTATCTTGCAAGGGTGCGACCACGATGTCAAAGTGCTTGTACACCTCACCATATTCAAACACGGTTGTGCCTTCCACAATCTTAGCATCGGGCATACTCTTGGCAATCCGATTCCAAATCTCGCCTGGTGTATAACCGCAGATGTAAAACTCAATGTCCATTCCTTTGATCTCCTCAGCAATGAGCTTCAAGTCCTCCTCGTGAGTAACTCCACCAACCCATCCGACTTTGATTTTGTGGGTTCTTGGTTGTGGTTCGGCTTCCCATTGCTTGTGTGTGTAGTCAAGGCAGTTGGATGCGATGATGACATTCTCATTGATTTGACGAATCTCTTTGGCAAGTGCTGGAGTTGTGGTGATCACCGCATCAGCGTAATTGATGGCATCCTTTACGCCTTGCTTGATTCCTTTGCGATAGTTCCAATATGCTGGGTTGTATTTTGGGAGAACCCAATAGTCGTCAATGTCCACGACATAGGGAGTGCCTGAATCAGCAATCTTTTTTAACACATCATAATGCCTTGCCCCAAGCCATCGTGAGAAGATGATCACATCAAATTGGGTGTAATCAAGTGTGAGCCATTCCTCTTGTGATTGGCAAACGCTGACATCCGCTTGTCCGTCAATTTGCATCCGTAAGTGTGGCGTGAATAAGCGGTGGTAAACAACACCATTCATTCCGTCCGTAAGTATCAGTAATTTCATAGAGTTTTGAGTAAGTGATTGAAAGCTTGATTGGTGACATAGTCAAAGCCATTGTTGATGGGGATGACATTCGGTGTGTGAACGCATATCTCAAGCAATCGTTTAACTTTCATTTGCTCTGCGATTGCGTATGTGCTTGATTGATTTCCGATGAATGCCTTTGAACTGCCGATAATGGTTGCCAACATCAATGCATCCTGACATTTCAATAGTTCACAATCCAACTGCCATCTCTCGGTGAATGCAATATACTCGGATTCATAGCCAAAGAAAACGCACTTGTGTTCTTTCAATGGGAAATAGTTGATGTCGTAATTGCGATAACGAGATGTAAAATTCAAGAGAATCTTGTCCGCAAAGTATGGGATAGGTTCAGTCGCTTCAATGCAAGGTTCGTAAAGGTCTGACATCAATTCGGGGTAGACAAGAAAGTGATTCCGCCTCAAATCACCAGCACCGAGATTCAACCTGTGATTCCTAAACTTATCAAAGTCATAATCAATGTCGGGGTGTGAGTGCATCTCAACCCTTTTAATGTACGATTGATGCTCAAGCAAAGGTTTGATGTATTCGTATGATTTTAAGTTCATACAGTATCCTCCGCTTGGATGACCATCAACGGTGTTCCTTTCACGGAATCCGATGTGAAAATCTACCGCACCGTGCAACTCCGCAACTCGCTTGGTTGCCGTGAGTGAATAGATCAAATCACCGAGATGCCCTGATTGGATTACTTTCATTCGTTTGGTAAAATTGGGATGGGCATCCAGTACATCACATTGATCCAAGCCATCGTGTTTTCGTCTATCCACATATCGTCAATAAACCGTGCAAGTTTGATTTCGCCATCAAAGGTTGCAACGAGTTTCAACTCTCCGTCATACGGTGGGAATGTATCCTCACCTCTCCAAGTTTTTTTCATCGAGATTCAAAGTTATTGTAAAGTTTTTAGATTGGATTGTTTGGTCAATGGTTTCTTTCGGTTTGCCTTGTGATCGTGTGAGCAACATCTCCAAGTTGAACAACGAGTTTTTGTCGTGACCTTTTAGCAATGCACCGGCAATCGTGCGTTCCATAATCGTGTACTCATCCCCTCGGTCTATCTTCTCCAGTTCTTTCCGTGATAGCGACAACATAGACAACATCGTATCTTCCACTTGGGATTTTGTGTATCCAATCTCCTTCATTTGTGTGATGAGTTTCTTTGGTCTTCCGTTGCCAATTCTTCTCTCATCCTCTCCCGGCTTGAATGGTTTTAAGTTCTGCTCGTTCGCCATAGTTTTCTCATTTATCTCACATTTTCAATTTCTCTTGGTGCTTCTCTTTTAGGAAGTCCTTGTATTGTTTCTTGTCACCATATTTGATGTGACATTCTCTGCACAGTGCTTGTAAATTCTCAATCACATCCTTTGTCTTTGTCCCTCCCATTTGTCTTGGTTCAATGTGATGGATGTCCACGGCAGTTTTGCCACACACCTCACAAGGGATGAAGTCACTTATGTCATAACCGAAATGGTTGAGATAGTGCATTGTGTGTTTCTTCATATTTCAAGATTGTACTCATTGAGCAGTTGATGCAGTTTGTCTCTTGTCTCTTGCAACGCTTTGTAAGTATCCTCGCTTTGGTTATCCGGTGCATACTTAATCAATCCCCTCAAGTGCTGGTCTAAATAGTAAGCAACCAACGAGAATTTGTATCCGTTCACCGCCATATCAAACTCTGCTCGTTCTTCGGTTAAGTCAAACTCAAGGATTGCTTTCATTGCTCACCTCCTCCGTAGGTTTCGTTGTAGTATTGTTCACCAGTTATTGGTAATGTACTTTCAGGATAATCAATTCCATGAACTGTTCCTTTGTTGTATGCAGTTTCAATTCTTTCTTTCTCCATTTCTTTGGCTTGGTCAATTACTTCATCTGGAATTTGTGCAGTATCACCATATTTTCCGCATTCAATTAAGAACCACTCCACTGCCGTTTGTTGTTTATTGTTCATTCTTTCTCCTCCTCTTTGGTTTCTGCTCATCATCGGCAAGTTGTGCTAACTCCAATGCTTTTTGGTCTGCCCATATCAAAAGCGAGAACACCGATTCAATCACACAAGTTGAGCAGTTGGGAACATTGCGACCAAATATCTCACGGTGTACATTCTGAAGTTGTGCCGATTGCTCAGGCGTTAATTGAAACACGAGTGTCTTTTTGTAGATCTCGTATGCCGGGCGAAGTGACTGGATGAATTCTATCATAGTTTTTCAATTTCTTTTTTTACTTCTAACAAAAACTCGTAAATCTCCTCATCAGGAATAAACCAAGCAACTTTAATCATTTCATTAACTGCAATCAATGCACATTGAATCCCTTCGTTTCGTTGTTGCAATCCAACTACGGTAAATTTATCAACCAACTCTTTTGCTTTCTCTTGCGGTGTCATAGTTTTGTCTCAAGGAGTGCAACGATTACGGTTGCTATGGATGCGTACAAGATACCCACAAATCCGTAGGTGTATATAAAAAAAGACAATCCCAACCACCACGACAAGCAGAAAGCACAATCAAGTGGTTTCATTCGTTTCCATTTGGAGAAGTCGCTTCCGTAGAGATAGCGTTTTAACAAGTCGGCTGGTTTGCCGAAGTTGACGATGATGATGCTTAGACAAGCAATTCCAATTATTTCGTTGTACATCTTTCTTTCATTAATTTTACTACTCGCAGAATCTCCCTGACTGAAATATCCGTTTGGCGGTGGATTGCTCGTGCTGACATTCCGCTGCACCAAAGTTTGAATAGTTCACGCTCATAGAAATACGCTTCTTCAGTTACTTGATTTATTTTGTTGATTCGTTTTTGTTCGATTTGTTCATCTTCTTCCCGTTCCATAAGAAGGTCGGGTTCTTCAGACAAGTGCAAGTCATAGACATCGTATTGATCATAAATCCGAGATTCACCAAAGGGATGCCGGTTGCCGTTGATACAAAGGTACAAAAGACGGATTGTCCAAAACTGGATGTATCCGTCATTGTATATTTTCTCAATTTGTTCATCAGGTTTTTGCAGTATGGTGAGAAAGTAGAATTGATAGAGTTCCCTTGCCAACTCGTTTCCTTTGGCTATGTTCTTCGTGGCTTTGGTCAGCCATTCCGCTTTTGAGAGTTCCTCTATGATTTCCGCTTTATTCACATTTTCTTTTCAATACTACAAATATAACCATTCTTTTCGTATTTTTTCTTTATCCTGAGCATCTCATCTTCACACCGGAGAATATGTATTGACGAGCTTAGACCTTTCGTGCAGATGCAAACCCAGTAAGGATAAAGATTCGACATATAGTTTGTTGGTTGTTCGGTCATATTCTATAAGTGAATCGTAAACTTGCACGGAGTTAATGATGGTTGAGTGATCACGGTGAAGAATCTTGCCGATGGAAAGATAGGTCATCTTGAGATGCTTTCTACATAAATAGCAAAACAAGTGCCGAGCATCCATAATGTTTTGAGTGCGAACCTTATCCACGATTGCATCAGGTGTGACATCATACACGATTGCAACCACTCGCATCGCTTCAGTCCATTCGGCATCTATCTCGTTGATCTTGCATCTTGGATTGATGATTTCTTCTTTGAGTTTCTTGACCTCGTCAATTCGTTTTTGATTCAGTTCGGCAACAACTCCTTTGAGCCGTTTGACTTCTTGTTTTAGTAGGTGGGTTTCTTGATAGTGGTTCATAGCTCGTTGATGATTTGAAATAATTGATAGGCGATTTGTGGAACTATTGCGTTGCCGTAGCCTTTGATGGATTCTGCTCTCCACTTTGAAAAGGTAATTCCATCCAGTTGTGTGGGAATCCCATCATCTCCGCTACAAATCGGGGATTGAGATGGGAAGTTCCTCCACCAACTTTGTGTGCTATCTGCTCCGCTAAATTGCTGTTCTCCGCATTCACTTTGTTGTGGCGTTTCAAACTGTCCATTGTCATACCTGATCTCAGTCCGTCCGATGCACTCGGAGTCAGTAGGAATCTGCTCAATGTCATTGAATGCATACTCCCCTCTTTCACTTGTGTTGATTTCATTGATGCCGTTGCATTGGTCGAATCCATTGCCGTTGGAGTTGGTAGCATTATTGGATTTATTTTTATTGCTTGACCATTCACACATCTCTTCAATCCGTCTTGCAGAACTGTAGGCAATAAACCAACATCTATCTCTTCGGTGCGGTGCGTTTTTGGCTGCAGCTGGAATAATAAACGGCTGAACTTCGTACCCTTCATTTTCCAAGTCAAGGCACACCTGCTCGAATACCAATCCGCCATCAATATTCGTGATACCAAAGACATTTTCAGCAATGACGAATCTTGGTTTAATTTCTTGTATTGCTCTAAGCATCTCGCCCCACAAGTAGCGTTCATCATCCGTGCCTTTTCTTTTACCGGCAAGTGAGAATGGTTGGCAAGGGAATCCTCCAGTAAGAATGTCAATTTTGTTTGCATATTTTGTGAAATCAGTTTTACATATATCAATGTGACTATCCGCATCAGGGAAGTGATAGTCCAATACTTTTCGTGGAAATTCCATCCACTCGCAATGAAAGACATTCGTCCATCCCATCCATTCGGCTGCTAAATCAAAGCCACCTATTCCTGAAAATAAACTTCCGTGTTTCATAGTCGTTCTTCGTACATTGTGCGTTCACCGATGAATGTCGTTTTGATTGTGTAGCATTCACCGTGACGATTCTTTGCGATAATCAATTCGGCTTCTTCTTGTTGGAGCTTCTCACCTGAATAGTATGCCGGTCTGAATGGGAACATCACAACATCCGCATCTTGCTCAATACTTCCACTCTCACGGATATCACTCAGCATAGGTCTTTTGTCCGCTCTCTCCTCACATTTGCGTGATAACTGAGCCAACACTATGACTGTGATGTTTAGTTCCTTAGAAAGCAATTTTAAGTTTCGGGAAATCTCGGCAATCTCTTGTTCTCGGTTTGTTTTTGTTCCTTTGATTAACTGGATGTAATCAATCACCAAAAGTTCAAGTCCGTGTTTTGCTTTGTGAATCTTCGCTTTGCTTTTGATTTGTTGGATACTGCAATTCGGATCGTCATCAATGTAGAATTGCACCGTCTGATTGTTGGCTGAATTTATCAGTTGATGAACTTCAAACTCCCGAAGGTTTGCATTGCGAATCTTCCAATTGGCAAGGTCGGTGATTAACGACAAGTATCTTTTGACAAGTTGCTCGTTGCTCATCTCCAGCGACAAGAACAATCCCTTACCACCAATCTTGGCGAAGTCATACATCAGCGACAAAGCAAGTGCCGTTTTACCCTGACCGGGTCTTGCAGCCATTACAATCAAATCACCGTTGTTCCATCCACCCAATACTCGGTCAAGTCCTGCCCATCCCGTTGGTCTTCCCGTGAGCTTGTCACCTCTTTGCACCGCTTCGATAATAGCATCAACGGTCTTGTTGGTAACTTGGGTAATCGTGACCGGATCATTGATGGTAGTGAACTTGGTGTTGTCGACCATTGTCTGAACATTGGTGAGAATCTCTTTTAAGTCCGAAGTCAAATCCAAGTTGGTGATGTTCTCAATGAATTGTTTCTTCAGGTACCTGTGTTCAAGTGCTGGAAGGTGACTGCTGATGTTTGGCATTCCATAAACATTCTGCGTGAGTTTGACGATGGTGACCATCTCCGCACGGCTAAACTTCTTTCCCAAAGTTAAAACATCAATCTCATCGTTGTTTATGTACATCTCCAACATTGATTCAACAATGCGTTTGTTCAGGTTGTCTTCAAACCATTGTGATTTGATTCGTGGCAACATTGCACGAGTTTGGTCGTAGAATAAAAGTTGACCGATTATGTATTCTTCAAGTTCTTGAGTCATAGTCCTGCAAGTTAAATATTTTTCGGTTGATAACTTGTGGAGTAGTCACATTATTTGTAAGATTATTATTTTTCCAAGTACGAACCGCTGCCCTCCAGTTCTTCATCTTGTTTTTACCAACTAACCATCCGTTGGATTCATAATAGTCAAACCACTTTTCGGATACATCATTCATTCCGATTTCCGTCATATAGGTTTTTAACTCTGATAAAGTTGGTTTTTCAAAAACAACTCTTTGTTTCTTTATATCTTTATCACTATCAATACCAATAACAATATCACTATCGGCATTTTTGGTATCATTTGGTATGCCACTTGATGCGGTCGCATCCCATCGCATACGAGCATTGTCAGAATTACGCTTCCTGATTGTTTCGTATTTATCCAAATCACGCTTTAACGCTTGTCGGATTGGTTCAAATGCAATCTTGGTTATCACACTATCACTTTGCGGATTAAGGTCGTTCACATAGCGTAGAATGTGCTTAAACAAATCACCAGCTTGTTCATCGGTTAGTTGCTCAACCGTGTGAATAATATCGCAGTAGATCAAGAATGATTTTTTATCCGTTGCCATTGTTGTTAATGTAAAAAAATCGTTGAACTTTTAATCTTTTTATAATTCTTTGTTTGTGCATTTGATAATTTTCACAAATTTCATCACAAGCTAATTTTAATGATTGGTATTTTTTCCCAGTCGCAACATCAATAACTGGCTTTGATATTGACAATCTGTGAGATTCATTAAGACCAGTATCCCAAGCGTGTTGAACATTTTCTTGTTGTGTCATCCACTCAAGATTATCAACATTGTTATTTAATTTATTTCCATCTTTATGATTTACAGATGATTTATTTTCAGGGTTTGGAATAAATGCTAATGCAACCAAGCGATGCACATAAAATTGCTTAGGTTTATTTAATTTATCAACCAAAATTACTTTTCTATAACCACGACCAACAATGCCTCCGTTCAAAAATTTCTCTCTGAAATACATAAAGCTTTTAACTCTGCCGTAATTACTAACATAGTACCGACCGTTGCATTCCGCTACGATTTTCCATTCTTCTATTTGTGTTCCCATTTTTTTTGCATAAAAAAAGCCTTCGAGATAGAAGGTTTACGGGAACACATCTATCAGGAAGGCAAAAAGTTTTGATTATAGACAAACCCGCATTTGTCAATCACTCTTACAAATATAGCGAATTACTTCGGTTGTTCCAAATTATAGTGTGGCTTCGCTTGGTTGTACAAATGGATGACCTTTGTCATAGAATATCCCATCTTCTTGGAGATCGTCAACCAGGTATATTGGTAGTCATCACGAAGGATGGCAATTGCCCAAATCAATGCGTATCGTTCGCTCATTGCCTGTCTATAAAGTTAGCGTAATAGATGGCATCCGTTTCGTTCTCAAAGGTCGCAAGTAACTCTCCGGCAAAATAAACACGCCATTTGATAATATCATTTATTGATGCTCTTACCACGAGTGCTTTGATTTTTGTCATCGTTTAGTTCTTTTAAGAAGTTTGCTTGTAGTTCCCAAGTTTTCGCACGGTCATTTGCTTCCGCAATCCTTGACCTGATCTCCAGCAGTTCGGTTTCATAATCCCAAATCAAACGATTCTTGTTTGAGATTTTTTCAAGTAGCTCATCTTCTCGTTCAGTTGTTTTGTGCAACTGGAGAAGGGTGATGACAAATAAGATTGCCATTCCGATAATTAAGTAGGTAGTCATACAAATCTAAATTTAGCAATGTTTTGTGACTTGTTGTCGTGGCGTTGAATTTCCACCAAGTTGTGTTTGTCATACTGCCTGAGCATTGTGTACAAATCTTTGACATAGTGATCACGCATAATCTTTTCAAGGACTGGATGCTTTCGCTCAATCCATTGGTTTTTGAATTCTTTCCTCACATCCTCAAGGAATTTCCGAGTGGTTGTGTGAAGTTGGACATTTGGATTTACACACTTTGGTGTTTCCTCAAAGTAACATTGCAAGATGTTCATTGCCTTTTTCAAGATTGCCAAATCGCTTTCCGGCATTTGGTCAAATAATTGTGTTTGATTCATAGTATTTTTTATTTGCTTTTTCCTTTGTAAAATTTGTGTTTGTAGATTGTCTTGGTGTAGGTATCAAATTCGGGGATGTAGTTGTCCCGTTCAAATTCATACGGTGATGCCTCAGGCAAGTTGTCAAAGTCATTGAAGTATTGCTTCAGCTTCCAGTACACAAACATCACCGCAATGGTGATGGGTGTGATTACGATTAAGAATATTAAGTCCATAGTTATGCAATTTCTTCAATGGTGAAAGTTACTGAATCATCATTCTTACTCGCCATCTTTTCGTAAGCGAATGCGTTTGCTTGTTCAAGTGATGCAGCATAGAACTGGATGAAGTACAAATCATTGTCTTCATTGTCTTGGTAAATAACTTTATAGCGTTTCATAGTGATTCAAAACAACACAATAACTTTCACAAATGAAAATATATTTTTTTTTGACTTGGTGAATGAACGATTTATTTTGTGATTGACAAAAATAGTTCTCCAGCCGATGCCAACTTCTCGTCAATCATTTCTTGGATGTCATCCTCCAAAGTGATTAAGGTTTGCGTGAGCTTCTTGCCAATGGGCATTCGTGGATCATACGACAAGAACAACGCTTCCGTCATCTCCGTTGCAACCATACCCATTTGAACTTGCCAATAGTATTCGGGTCGCTTAGATTTGAGTTGTTCGTTGTTGGTGATGAATGAGTTCTGAAGATGGTTTCCGCTATTGAAAGGACATTTGATTTCAACCAGGTGTGTGCCAAGTGCATCAGGTGAATACCCACCCCATTCGCCATAGGTGATGAAGGTGTATGTCTCTGCACCGTAGTAAGTGAAGAACTCATCGGTCTGCTGAGAGAAATAGTGGAATGCTTCTTTCTCGTGTTCCTTGCCCCAATCCAAAGCACGACCATACATCTCCGCTTTTTGACCGGTTAGATATTCCGCTGCCTTCTCAAAGATAAATGTCTTTGCAGTTTCTGACAGGTACTCCGATTTATTCTTCGGAGTACCCATCAGTTTGTGGATTTCGGATGCCGTGAAACGAGAGCTTCTCAATTGATGCCAATCGTCTTCGGTCAAATTAGTGTGAATTGTTGGAAGTTGAAGTTTCATTTTTCACCAATTAAAAGTTTCTGATTTGTTTCGCTCACTTCAAACTTCGTGGTGATGTCGGTCATCAGTCCACCTGTCTGCAAGTGTTCAACTGCCTTTGCCCAACTCTTGTGCTTTGGGGTGAGTTCTTCTTTCTTGGGTGCTGACTGCCTTCCCATTGCTTTCTCTCCGTCATCGTCATCGTCAATGTTAAGATTCAAGATTGAACCGAGTGCATATCTCCGAGCATAGGTGATTGCACTACCCATTGCTTGTGGATCGTTTTGTTTTGCAACCGGCATCACATAGGATGATTCCATCCACTCGCCTGATTCAGCGTGAATGATTAATGTGGTGAGTGCATCTTGATCAGGGAACTGCGTGATTGCCAATCCGCATTCGCTTAATGGCTTTTGAATGGTGTCCAGTATGTTCGCTAAACTGGCATACTTCTTTTTGAAGAAAGGATTGTTTGCTTCCTTTGATACCTTGCTCACCGATGCTTGGAATTTTACCAATGCACCGGCAATGTTCTTGATTGATTCGCTTTTATTCATAGAGTTTTGTTTTTAGAAAAAGTTAGTTCTTTGTCCTATCATAAATAGAACCTTAAATTTAGTTGGTTCAGCATTGAAGAATGCTTCCGAGTTGATGCCGTCAAATTCTTTGATACAACAATCACCAAATCCGCTGGTGGTTGAATTTACATAATCGCCAAGTTCTTCAATGTGGTTTGCGATAAGCCAATTGTCAACCGCCTCAATTGTGTAGACATACTTCTCTTCGGTGATCCGACCTTGCACAGTCAGAATCCATCCGTTGATTGCCAACTCAATCATTGTTCACCTCCCTCAATGCAATCTCAATGACGGCTTTTGCTTTGGGAGAAACGATGTTCCCATCGACTAAATACTTGCGAACGGTTGGAAGTGACACTCCGGTCTTCCGTGCGACAATCTGAAAAAGACCTTGTCTTCGTTTCAGTTTGATTGTTTCAATTGCTTTTGCGTAATCCATAACGACACAAAAGTAAAATAAACAAATCAATAATGCAAATAAATTTTACTTTTAATTATATTTTTATGTCCTCACTAAATATCAAATCCCCGAAACGAGCATTCAACTCGTTGACCAATTCCATTTGGATTGATTCGGTAAACGCCTTTTCCAAGAATGGTTGTGCCTTCGTTCCCTTTCGGTGAATATTTCTTGCAATGGCTTTGGCATAAGTGTCATATGATTGACCTTCGTATGGTTTCAATCCTTTTTGCTCTAACCACTTAACAAGTGATTGCCACAAGTACGGAGTGCCTTCAATATGCCCACCTCGTGTTGGCTTCCTTCCGTATTCTATAAATTCCCAATAATCCTCAGCCACAAGAATGGTGTTGATTGATGTGGGTGACTTGGTGATGTTTCCTGGTGCAAAAGATTGTCGGAGTTTGGATGATGCGTTTGTTCCGTTGGCATCAAGATTCGCCCAAATCGGTGGAATCACCTTCTTGTTCCACCAATCAATAATAATTTGCTGAAGGAGTGACCCTTCGGATGCATCACCTAAATAAGTATCAAGTGCATCGGGTAGTTTGGACAAATCTATTTCAGCCATATTGCAACGCTTAAAATGGTTAGAACTACACTCAGCATCTTGTAACTGATCAAAGTGCGTGAGATGGCTTTATTTCGCTTCACAAGTGTATCGTTGTCTTCCTTCAGGTATCCGATGTTTGTCTTTTGCTTACCGATGATGGAATCTTGCTGATCAATAATGATGGAATCCGATGTCACAATTTTGCGAAGAACTGTGACTTGCCTTCTCGCAATTGCACCTTTCACAAGATAGTGATTGGCTTCTTGGATTACACAAGTATCAATCAATACTTGTCCATTGCTGGTCAAAGGAATGAGAAACAACAAGAACCACATTCTATAAATTAGCATTTTTTTCAGTTGTTTCGATTAGTTTGTCAAGATACCATTTGGCTTTGTGCAAATCCTCAACGCCTCCTTTATTTTCGTGCCTCCAACAATACTTCAAAACATTGCCTCGCAAATACCCTTTGAATTGCTCATTGGTCATTGCTGACTCAATAGCCAAAATACATTCTACGAGTCCTTGTTTATAGTGTTGTGGGTTGATTTTATCCATCTCTTTACAAATATATCATATTCTTCTTCCAGTATAAACGAGTGACCACCGAGCATATAAACGATGCAATACTCGTGATAAGCACTCACTGCAACAATTTGTGCAGAATCAATCGCACCGTCTTCGACAATTTCAACAATGTCTGATTCTCCTTCAATCAAACCCATCCAATTGTCGTTCTTTTGCTCGTGAACTATTTGAACCTTTAAGATCATATCCGTTTGCGTTTTTTTAACTCTTAGATTGTTTTGTGAGTGTAAGCAATGACCTTGCGATGGTCTTCTTCACGAACTGGATTCATAACCAACCAACGACCTCCGATTGGCTTTGGCGATGCACCTCTTTCAATGTGCCATCCCTTTGAACCATCTCCATATTCTTCTTTGTATGCTGATGTACGAATCATCAAGATGTCACGCAAATATACAGTTCCCCTGATTGACAAGGTTTCAACCGTGTATGTAAGCTCATAGTCCTCGTGAACATGACCCATCCAAATAGCATCGGCATTTTCTACATTCACACTCATCCGGTTGTGCTGAATTGTTCCACGAGTGACCGCACCACCACCACCGAATCCGTGCATATACTTCATTGTGTACATACAAGTTTTGCCGTATTGTTCAAAGGTGTATCGAATCCATCCACCATATCCACCGACTTGAATATCACTCCCCGTTTTGTAGTTTAACAAAGTGACAAATCGTTCAATGATGTCGGTTTCTTGGCGTTTGAGAATGTTTGTTTCGTGGTTGCCATATCCGATGAGCTTAATGTTGTGAGCATAGGGCGTGAACCATTCAACGGCAGTTTCAATAATGGCATCAAAGTAGTTTGCAACATTGTGTTCAGGTCTGATGTCTGACTTGCTCTTGCGTGGATCATACGCACCTTGCATCAAACAAAACAAATCCCCGTTTATTAGGATGTCATTGTTTCCGGCAACTGCCAAGTCAAGATGTCGTTTTAGAGTTACACGGTCACATTTTGGGTTGTCCCAATGCAAATCACTAATCAATAGAACCTTCGTTTCTTCAAACGGCTTGTCAATTTTGAGAACATTGTTTTTCTTCATAGAGTTGTGTCAAGTGTACGATGTAACTCAATTGCTTGTTTGAGACCTTCTGACGAACTTTTGAATGTATCAAGGTAGATTGTATCCAAGTGATTGAGATATTTGATTAGAATGCTTCGTTTGATTTTCTCCCTCTCCACAATTCTTTCGTGCATTTCTACCTTCAATAGTGTTTTTGGCTTTGGATGTTCTTCAAAATTGAACATCGCCCACACAACACTACACAGGTACAACGCAACTATTAGAGAGATAAGGAGTGAGAACTTGGAAGTTGATTGCATATCCAGCCAGTATATCAGTTTTTGAATCATAGAATGGGGATGCGTTTCCGTTGATGCTCAATTCAAAGTCACCATCGGATTCCGTGTTGGTTTCTACCAAAGCAAAAATATCCGACATAATTTGTGCAGTATCCGAAAGAACTTCAATTGTGTTGCTCTCAGATTCAAACACACGATCCATCACAATCAATGCAAAGTTGTATGTCATCAACTTTCCAGTTGACTGCAAATTGAAGCCATCTGGATACAACCAAACAAGCGGATAATACTCCACATTTTCAACCGTCAAATTCGATTGTTGACCAACGCCAAAGTGACCGACCATCTTATGGCTTTCGGCTGCGGTCTGAATCTTTGCTATGATTTGGTTTAATGTCATTTTTTAGGAATTTGAGAAGTTTGGCTTCGTTGTTTTTTTGCCACTTATTTGTTCTCGTCGGTGGGGAAGTCATAGTTGAAGAAACAATCGTCATATCTTAGTGGTAAATAAATTCCTCCGCTGAATGCAGTTGATTTCGGTCTGATGGTGTCAATCGTGTTGCCGGGATTCAAGAACAATGGATAATCATTCGTGTTTGTACGGAGATAATCACGCAAACGATTCGCATAGTATTCCGCTTTGTCACGATATCTGCCTTCAATCAATGTCATCTCCTCAACGGATACTGCACGAGCATTGTCCGATTCACGAGATGCAACCGATTTATTCATCAGCTTGAATGTCATTGGCAACATTGCTTCGGTCAAAGTATAATACTTCAAACAAGGTGCTACATACGAATCCAAAAGGGTGGTGTTCAAGTTGGTCAGAGTTCCTGCGAATGCTTGTGTCTGCAACTCGTTGTAAATACCTGAACCGATGACATCACGGATGTAGATTTCCTGAGCTTCTTTGATTGCTGACTTCAGCAACTTATCGTCAACATTCTCATTCAAAGGACTGTTGTCTTTCAAATAGGTTGTTGATATGAAATATACAAAGTTTGTCATTACTTAATTCTCCTCAATAATTGTTGTTGCCAAATGTGTCTGCATTGCGGAACATTCACATCTCTCACTGGGTCGTGATACCATCCACCTCGTCTGCTCCAAACATCAATCCCCGTTTGTGCCGACATTGCATCAATATCCGCACGAGAATAAACACGATTGGATCGGTCTATTTGACGGCAGAAATCACGAGAACCGGGTATAATCATTCCACCTGATATTCCTGGTGCAACTGCATATTTGTAACGAACTACAATTTCGGTTTGTAACTGACTAATTTCATCCAATCCTTTTGGGGTTACTTCCAATCCTTGATTGTATCCCTTAATCAACTTGGCTTCGTTCAATTTTGCAATGGTATCAACCACGACTTGTGGGTCAAGTTTGGTGATGTTTACAATATCACCTATCTGCAAACCTTTGTTTTCCTTCAACACATTCAAGATGGCTGATTCAATCGCAGATGCGAAGTCAAACTTCATCGGTTCAAAGTTCTCCGCAGGTTCACCGTACTTCATAAAGACCGCCAAGTCACGCTCATCATCCCAGCCAAACGGATTTTGTTTGGACAAGGCAACGGGTGCTGTAGAAGATTCCAACAAATCACCGCCAACTATCGGATCAAGTCCAGCCAATTGACGCTTCTCGTTGATGGTCATATTTGACAAGACATTGTTTGCAACCAAAGGTGACAATGCGTTGATGGCATCGTTCAATGATGACTGCACTTTTACATTTGAAAGTGCTGGAAGTCCTAATTCTGCACGAGCTTCTTCGTTTGAAATCAAACCGGCAGTAAATAACGCCTGATAATCCAATCCGATTGGTGGTTTGTTAATTGTTTCTAAGCGAACTGGAGAGATGAACTCAAACAAATATGTCAAAGTATCATCAATCTTTTGTTGACGGGGTTCGATGTACGATTGTTGGAACATCTCATACGCTTCAATCATCTCGCTACGACCACCCAATTGACCTTCCACACGCACTCCAAAGAGCATTGGTGAGTTCACCTTGTGTGCAACGAATATCTCTTGTTGTACGGTCTTATTTAACAAATCAAATTGCTTGTCAAAGTCAGACGGTTGCAAGTTGCTGATGACTGATTCTTTCTCTTGTGGGTCGTTGTATTGGATGATAAGTCCACCGGCATTGTCAGTTCCTTGATAGGTTTCCTTGAATCTTCTCTGCGTTGCCCTAGCTTCTTCTACAGTTGGTAGCCCCTTGAAGAGCTGAATATGGGTCTGAGCCGTGAATCCGTTCTTGATGCTATTCAAATAATAATTTGAAATCTCGGTGTCCACTTCAATGTACTTCAACGCACCGATGTAATCCGGCAAAGGATATTCGCCTTGACCAGGTCGGTAGAATTGGCAATAATAAAGTGACTTTGATTCTCTTGTGGTTGTGTTGAATGGCTGATAGTGAACTTGCTCTGCCTTGCGGTCAGTCCAATCCTCGCAATACACATACTCGCCTTCAAGTCCTTTGCGGATATTCTTGAAAGGAATGTGGTATATTTCTGCAATTGCCGTCTTCGCTTTGTTCCAAATTATCTCAAGGCAATAACCATTGAACAACTCAAGGTCATAAGCAATCTTGTTTTTAACTTGTGCAAGTGTTTCGTAGGCATTAATCGCTTGAATCTTTGCTTCGGCTTTTGCGATGTCAACGGTGTTTTGTCCGATTACCTTTGTCCCAACTCCGGCAACATACGATGCTTTGGAAGAAACGATGGCATTGTGCTTGGGTGACTTATTGAATAACTCAATTAAAAAATCGGGATACAAGTTGTCAGCACCAAAAGTCACATATCCTTTCGCCTTGTTTTCCT